TTATCCCAAACGTATAAAGGATAACTAAAATGGCAAACTTAGAGGAAGCAATCGTAGCTACCTTGTTTGATCAGTCGGACGCTATTGCGGATGAGGTATTGCACCACAACCCGCTTTTGGCATCGCTTGATGAGCAAGGTCTTATTCGTAAATTCTCCGGTGGATATGAGCTTCGCAAGCCTATCATGTACAATGATGCGGCTGTAGGAGGCTTCTACGCTGGATTTGATTCGTTCGATCTTTCAGCTATCGATGATGCAACGGCATTCCGTTTCGCTATCAAGCAGGTTTATGAGCCTGTAGCAATCAGCGGACGAGATCGTCGTGCAAACAGGGACGAGGCTATGCTTCTCGACCTGGCTGAGATGAAGATGAAGGCAGCTATCAGCCGTCTAAAGAACACCGTATCAACCTCGCTTCGTGGCGATGGCACTGGTTCAGGTGGACTTGAGTTTGACGGTATCAAGAAGGCTGTATCCACTTCGCCTGGTTCTGGCACGTACGGAACGATTGATCGTGGTACAAACCTTTGGGCACGTAACCTTGCAGTAAACGTAACCCTTTCGGCTTCAAATGTTCAGGAGCAGATCACTGATGCTATCAGCCAGATCACTCGTGGCGATGAGCAGCCAGACTTGGGTCTTATGGATCGTACGGCTTGGAAGTTCCTACATAGCTCGCTCACTGCAATTCAGCGTATTCAGCTTCCTGCAAAGAAGGCTGTAGCTGGATTTCGTGTTCTCAGCTATGACGGTTGTGACTTCGTATTTGACGGTGGATTTGGTTCAGCAGTTCTTGAGACCAATTCTTGCCGACTTCTCAATACTAAGTATTGGACGTTCGATATGGTTCGTGGTGCAGACTTCAAGCCTCTCGCTCCGGAGATGGCTAGGCCAGTTGACCAGGATGCTTTCTTCACGGTTATTATCGTGGAAGGCAACTTGTGTTGTGCTGCTCCTGCACTTCAAGCTGTAATTTACGCTTAATTAGTGGAGGAATAGATTATGTCAATCACTGGATCATTCGGAGTTAATCACCTTAGAGTTTGGGACGGAACAACTATTCCATTGCCTGTAAAGGTAGGAACTGTTGGAGCTACCCCAGATGGTGAGTTTGTATTTGTTCAGGCTGATGGAGCTATTGATCAGTACGCTTTCGTAAAAATCGAAAACGATGGTCAGGCTGCTATGCTCACAACGACAAATGCAGGTTCGCAAAATCTTGCAGTAGGAGTAGCTCAGATAGCTGCTGCTGACAACGAATACCTTTGGGTATGGATTGGCGGCACAATGGCTGGCGGAACTGGTTCAGGTATTAAGGGTAAGGCTGCTGCATCGTATGCTGCAAAGGCTAACCTTAACACTACAGCAACTGCTGGCGTAGCTGACGACGCTTCTACAACTAAGATTGCTTACGTTGTAGGGCTAGAGACGCTTACTGGGGCAGGAACTGTTACATTGTTTGCAACAGCTCATCTCAAGGTAAACTAATTAAATGGGGGGTGTAAAAGCCCCCCGTTTTAAGGAGATTTTATGCCAACAGTTACTAATCTTATTGGTCTTGGTATGCCACCAGAGCAAGCTACGGAAGTGTCAAATGGCACTTTTGCAGTAGTTACTAGCACCGCCGCTGTAAATGCTACAGCAGGTGGTGTTCGTACTCGAATGGCTATCAATAACGTAAATGATACAACCCCAACAGCAGCAGAGTTAACCACTTCGTTCGGCGCTCCTGCAACTGTAGGAACAGGTTTTGTAGGTATTGTTAAAGATAACGACGCTGATACTAACTGCTTTGTAGTGGTATCTAACGGAGTATCTTATTTTTACCTAAAGTTTACTAAAGCCACTTAATTTACAGGGGGGAGCAATCCCCCCGATTTTATAGGTGTTATATGCCAGATTTTACCCCTTCTAATCCAAGCGCATTGTTTAGCGCTAGAAAACTTGTTGCTGTAACTCCATCTGATACAACAGACTTAACTGGTTGTAGGGCTTTGTGGATTGGTGGCAGCGGAACTTTAAGCATTAAATGCGTAGATGATACAGCCGCTGTAACAATAACAGTTCCCAATACTGGAGTGTTGTTACCACTTTTTGTTAGTCGCGTTATGGCCGCAACAACTGCTGGTAACATTGTAGCACTATACTAATGTATATAGGCATTTCTACATTACGCTCTCTTAACCAAGGCTCTTCGTTTAGCCCTGCAAGTTTGTTTGCATCGGGAGAAAAGGGAGCCTGGTATGATCCAAGCGATATAACTACGCTGTTTCAAGATGCTGCTGGAACTATTCCAGTAACAGCATCGGGGCAGCCAGTAGGTAGAATTTTAGATAAAAGCGGTAATGGGGCTCATGCTACGCAATCTACTGATTCTGCCAGACCGACCTATACTGTTTCTGGGGGATTATCTTACCTGTTGTTTGATGGCTCTGATGATTGGCTAACTGCTAGCTCAGTAAATTTAAGCGCAACAAACAAAGTTACTTTTTGGGCTGGTGTAAGAAAGCTTACTGATTCGTTTCAAATTATTTGCGAAACATCTACAAATACAAACGAGCAAGCTGGATCATTTGCATTTTGGGTACATCCCAGCTTTGCTTATTATTATACCATGCGAGGCAGTGAGACGGTTGCTTTGATTTTATCTACTTTTACAGCACCAATAACTAACGTGCATTCATGTTCTTTAGATTTAAGCCAAAGTACTACAATTACAGAAATTGTGCCTCGCGTTAATGCAGCAACGCCAACTTTAGCTACCGTAGGCGGAACACAGGCGGGTGGAGGAAATTTTGAAAATCACGCTTTATACATAGGGCGACGCGCTGGCAATCAGATTTCTTTTAATGGCCAACTACATCAACTAATTATTAGGGGAGCTGCTTCTAGTGCAGGAACTATTAGTTTGGGTGAAAAGTTTGTTGGCGGTAAATGTGGGATTGCTCTGTGAGTGAGTGGAATTATAGCGTTGTTATTATCGTCCCTGCTAGCAACAAAGCAGTTAGTAATTACATTGCTGAAAAACTGGGATTTGGCCCAAATACTTTTACCGTAGAATTATCTGCCAATGGGCAATCTCCGGCAACGCATTATGGGTGCAGAAGTCAAGCAAGGCAGAGTTTTATTGACATTATAAATCAAGCAAATGAGGGCATATTTCCCTTGGTTGAGGGGATGACCCCAGAAGAGGTTGCGGCAACGTATTCTACCTGGATTGTTAGTACTTTAGTTACCGATAACGGATATGAGCATTTTAATAACGTGGTTGCAGGAAGTGATTTGCAGCGTATAATACCATCGATTACGCCTATTTAAGGAGATTAAATCTATGGCACAAATCGATTGGCAGTCCATAATGTCGGGCAATTCCCAACCGAAAAAGCGTTATTCTGGTGCAAACATTAAGTTTTTCTATTCTTACAATGAGAATAGAGAAAAGACGGCAAAAGAGGGCCGCCCTATATTTGATGAGATACCTTCCATTAGCATTCAGTGGCCTGGGCAAGACGAGACGGTTAGACGTATTGAACCGCAGGATATGCAGGAGTATCCAGAGCTATATGCTCGTTTTAAGGCTGGCTCTGAGCCGGTTCTAGAGGGTACCCCGCTTGCTGAATGGCCTATGATGTCAGGGTCTGCAATGCGCGAGTTGCAATATCTTGGCTTTAAAACTGTTGAGCAACTAGCTGCTGCTACTGATGATGTAAAACGCAAACTTGGGCCATTGTCTAAGTTTGTAAAACTAGCCAAAGATTGGTTAGAGGCAGCAAATAGTACGCAAAATGACGTGGCTAAAATGAAGCAGCAGCTTGAAAAGGCTGAAGCTAGAGCAGCAGCACTAGAGCACAAGCTAGAGTTGTTTATGCAGCGCGTTGAAGCCAATGAGGGGATTGACCTCAGACCTCAAAGAAAAGCATTTGTAGAAGAAGCTATGGAAGAAGGCTTTGATGGCGATGAAGAGCTTGATGAGCCGATAAAGCGGAGGGGGCGTCCTAAGAAAGCATGAGCATAGCTACGGTTATACAAAATGTTGCTGATGAAGCTGGGTACACTGTTGAGTCAAACATTCTGACTTCTACAGAGACTACAACCAAGCAGCTTTTAGCCATTGCTAACCGTATCAATCGAGACATCTTTGAAGCCTACCCTTGGCCGAAATGTTACGCTTCTGGCGCAATTACTTTGGTCAATGGTCAGGCTACTTATCAATTACCTGCTGCATTTTCGTATTATCATTACGAGACGTTCTGGAATAGCTCAACTCGCTGGAGGGTGTTGGGGCCAATGACGGAGCAGGAATATGCAGAAATTAGGGGGTTTGGGCTTAATACTACAGTATATCAACGCTTTCAAATCAGGGGTATTACTAATAGCGAACTTCTTATCTCTCCGACTCCTGGCACTTCTTATAGTGGCAATATCATTATTTTTGAATATATTGCTGACCGCTCTGTCAGACCTAAAACGTGGGCAACCTCAACATCATTTGCCGCAAACTCGTACTGTTTCTATAACGGGAATTACTACACGACTACAGCGGGTGGAACGACGGGTGCGACGCCTCCAACGCATACTAGCGGTTCGGCGTCGGACGGGGGCGTAACTTGGGATTATTACAGCGGCCCTTACAATCAATTCCTTGCTGATACTGATACAAGCATTTTTCAAGAAAAGCTATTAGAGCAGGGAATACTAGAACGGTTTGCTGAAATTCATGGGTTAGATAGCATTCGCCCAAGGTTTGATGTTGCTCTTAATGAAGAATTTAGTCGTGACCAGAACGGCAAAATTATCTTTGCTGGAGGTCAAGTAAGGGGCAACTTGTTTGCTCGTAACGGTGTAGCTGTGTTTGGGACTTGGATATAATGGCAATAGATCAAAACAAGTTTCTTCCTGAAGCTCCAGCATTTGCTAGAAGCAATCCACAAGCGTACTATGCTTGGCTTACCAGTAATGGTTTTCCTCATCGTGCAGCTTACGACCAAACCACAGCTATATTTGGTGCTCCTAAAACGCCAGAGCAAATTGCTGAAGAAGAGGCCGCTGCCAAACAACAAGCAGGGTTAGCACAAACCGGAGGTGCTGTTTTAGGTGCTGTAGGTACAGGATATCTTGCTAATCAATTAGGCGCACTTGGAGGCGCAAAAACATCTACTGCATTAGCTGTTCCAAAAATAGTAGGAGTTAAAGCTGTTGGCGCTGGTACTGGCGCTGCTACAGGCGCTGGTGCTACTGGCGCAGGAGCAACAACCACAGGAGCAACAACAGGAGGATCTACTCTTGGATCTATTGGTTCAGTAGCTTTACCAGTCGCAGCAGGAGCAGCAATTATCAATAATGCTTGGGAAACAGGCATGAAAGATATTGTGCGTGGTCGTGGAGATAGAGCTGATTGGACAAATCAATTAGCTAATATGACCGGAGTTGGGGCTGTTGCAAACATTGGTCTTCGTTTGCTTGGTAAGCGCTCTATTGGCGCAATGATGAAATCAGGCAAGTCATTACCTGAGCGCATAAGAGATGATTTTAGAGGGACGCTAAAAGAAACTGGCGTTGCCGATAAAGATTACATGGTTACGCTAGCTGACGGTTCTAAGTACAACATTGGACTTGGTGGCAAAACTAAACTGCAAAATGTTGGCGAAAACATTGATGGAAAAACTACTCGCAACACTTGGGATGTTGATTGGTCAAATCCAATAGCTAAGTTTGCAACAGATCAAATTGAGCCAATGATTCGCAACATCTACGGCGCAGATGATCCAAAGAAGAAGTTTTACCCTGGACACTTTACAGGCATGTTAGTTAATGCCGTAACTAGCAACGCACAAACTGAAGCAGATGTTCTTAAAAATATAGAAACTGTTTTGGGCAAATCAACATTTGCACAGCAAGCGGGAGTAAACGTACAAACGCCACCAGCTCCAATACAAAGACCTCCAAAAGGCGAAGTAGTGCGCGTTAGCCCTGGCATGTACATGAATGATAAGGGCGTTGTAAAGCCAGCGACTAGCGTTAGACAAGCTTTGAAAGTTAATTACAACAACACAAAAAAGAAAGATAACAAAAAAGATAAGGAGCTATAATATGGCAAGGCGTGGCGCAATGACAAAAAATCCTGTGCTTCGTGGTGAGGCTAGAAAAGCTGCAAAACAAGAAAAGCAAGCTGCCGCAGAAGGACGCCCAGAAATTAGCCCTCCAGTAACAGCACGACCTCCACGCGAAAAGCCAATGGAGCGACTGTCGCCAGGAGTGTATAGAGGCGCAGAAGGTGGATTAGTTGGAGCTGGCGGTAAGGCTATCCAACGACAACCGCAACCACAACCACAACCACAACCTCCTGCTGGTGGTAGCGCGCCATGGCAGCCAGGAGCAACCTCTTTGGTAGGTGGCCCATCTCCTATGGTTACATACCCCGATAGAAGGCCATTTAACCTTAACGATGTTAATAGATTAGAGCAAATTATATTCCCAACTAACACTACAGGCGAGGCACTGCCGCCAGATAAGATGTATAGGTATCCAACGCCAGAACTTTCAAATATGCCGCAAATGCCGCAACCATCAGCTAATCAAGGTGGCCGTTATCGTTTAAGCCCAGGAGTATACGGTACTCGTGAGCAAGCGATGAATCAATATAACCAGGCAATGGAAAGAGCCTATCAACCAGCTGCGCCAGCAGGTCAACAGTCACAACAGCAGAACTCAAACATTCCCGCAGGATTTTATGATCGCAGGAATTTTTGGGGACAACCGATGAAGTAGGATAATCAATGGCCTTTCAGGGCTTTACAATGTCACCGCCTTATGGCGGGTTGGACTTAGTAAGTCCAATAGACAACATGGATCCAGCTTTTGCGCTGGAATTGGTAAACGTGTTTCCTGGGGCTGGCGCTCCTACTGTTAGACTTGGCTATCAGCAAATAGCAAATGTTGGGACATCTAACCCAATTAAGCTACTTGCACCGTTACATCTTAAAGATGGCACTAGCCAACTTATAGCGTGTAACGCTACTAAGATTTATTCAATGACTACCGCTGGTGTGGTTAGTGATAAAACAGGGACTACAACACCTACTAGCGGCGATTGGCAGTGGATAACATACGCCAACAACATTTACCTGTGTAACGGTCTAAATAACGCTCAAGTTTATACAGGCACTGGCAACTGTACCGATATTACGTTTACTGGTGTTACAAAAAGCACTCTTATTAATGTTACTGCTTACAAAGAGCGCCTGTATTTTGTAGAGGCTAATACTGCAAAGGTATGGTATGGCGGCTTGCAAGTTACTGGTACAGGTGGCACTCCTGCTCTCACTGCTTTTGATTTTCAGTACGTCTTTACTAGGGGTGGCTACCTTGTTGGTATTGGCAGTTATAGCAATAGCGCCAATGTAGCAGCTCAAGACTACTTCTGGGCTTGTAGTTCTGAGGGCGAGATTGTTTTTTATAGCGGTACTTATGCTGGTGACCCTACAACTTGGGGTTTAGTTGCCAGATACTACATAGGCAAGCCCCTTGGTTATCGCGCTTTTATCAGAGTAAACAATGACATTTGGATAATTACAGAGCAGGGCATTGTCCCTATTTCTGGCTTGTTTCAGTCTGACCCAGAAGCAGCACTAAACGTAGTTAGTCAAAAAGTAAACCCACTAATATCAGAGTACGCATCACAAACAACTTTTGACCATCAATGGTCAGGTTTTTTTTGGCCTCAAGGTAGGCGGGTGTATATTAGCATTCCTACTAGCGGTATTGGATGCAAGTTTCTAGTTTACAGTATAGACACTAAAGGCTGGACATTGTTTCAGTTGTATAGTGATGAGCATGCACTTGCTTCCACGTTGTTTAATGGGCACCCGTATTATGGGTCTTCAGCGGGCATAATCTGGGAGGGTGAGTCTGGCCAGGCTGATGCGGTTACTTCTACTACCAGCCAGGCGATAGCTTACAGTGGCCGCACAGCATTTAGCTTTTACGGTTCTAGGGGCAATTACAAGGCGTTCAAAGACATTCGCCCTATCATGCGTACCAAGCGGGGTGTTACGCTTAACCTGGGGCTAGACGTGGACTTTAGACGGGCTTCTACGGTTACATCCGTTGCTACACCTAGTGGTGTATTTACGCCTTGGGGTAGTCCTTGGGGAAGCCCTTGGTCTGCTGATTTGGAATACATATTTGATAGGTTTGCAGTTAAGGGGCAGGGCCATTGTGCAGCGGTACGATTTGGTGGTTCCTTAAAAAACTCAACCATGCAAATACTAGGATTTGAAATACGTTACGATATGGGTGGACAGGTATAACTATGGCTAGAAGAGGCGCAACTACAAGAGACCCTAAAAAAACTAAAGCCCCTGCAAGAGGAACACAACAGCCTCCTGCACAACAGCAAGCTGCACAAAAAAATGCTAATCGTGGTGCTAGTAAATGGAATAGAACTGGCCCAGGCACTTATAAAGATCAATACGGCAATGTATTAAAAGGGCAGAAAAGCGCCCCTAAAAAAGATATGTCTCAAAGACGTAAAGCACCAGCCCCACCTACTCAAGTCCCTACAGGGCCAACGCCTGAATCTGTAACAGAAGAAGGTTTTATGGGCGCTGGTGAGGCATATCAAGGAGTAGTTGATCGGTTTCAAAACTTTGACCCTTACCAGATGCAGCAAAAGTATGAGCCTGGATTTCAGCAAGAAATGGACAGAGCTAGGCAGAATGTCATGGGGCAATTTGAGCGCCGTAATCAGCGACAGTTTGAGCAACAGCGTACAAGTTTGCAGCAGCAGATAGCAGAGCGAGGATTAGATCCAGCAAGCCCCGCAGCTCAAGAGCTTATGCGTCAACAAAACGAGCGCGAAGATATGGCAAAACAAGAAGCCATGAGCGCAGCAGAACAAGCAGCTTACAGTGTTCAGCAGCAAGGCTTTGGGCAAGCTGGGCAGTTAGCTATGATGCCGTATGAGCAGTGGCAAGCTATTCAGCAGCCTTATATTGCTGGTATTGGGGCTCAGTACGGTCAGCAACAGCAGCAACAGCAACAAGATTGGCAAGCACGACAGGCCGAATTAGACAGACGTAATCAACGTTGGATGCTTCGCAACCAACCTCGTGGTGGAGGAGGCGGCGGCGGTGGGCAGCAAGGGCCAAATCTATATGAGCGTATGGAAGCAGAGGCTCTTGGACGAGGTTATGGACAAGGACAGCAACAAAACCCTTGGGCTAATGTAGCGCAAGGTGTTGCTACTGGCGTTGGTGCTGGAATAACTAACTGGGCATTGAAATAACATGGCAACATTAGCAGAAGCATTGCAGGGCTTAAATTACACTGGGGCTGATACAGGCTACGGCATAGCTGCACAAACGCTAGGGCAGATGACGCCGCAGCTAATCAATCCTTACGGTTCTACTGGACAAGCTATAGGTATTAGCCTTGGTTCTGTACTGCTTCAGTCCTTGCTTGGCTATCAGGCTAGACAGCAAGCCGCTAGAGATACGCTAGAGCTTAACACGCTAGCTAATCAAATGCAGACTTTGGCAACGCCACAGGAGCGCACTGATTTTATCGGCGGCGTATCTGACCCAATGAATCAATCTAGGCTTTCTACGCTATCAACTGCGTTAATGCAGCAGGAAGCAGAAAGAAAGCTAAAACAGGCTGAAAAACTAGCCGACTTAACTACCGCAGCAGAGTTTGAAATAAGTCCGCTAGCTGAACAAGTAGCCGCAACAAAAGCTACAAGAGAAGCAGAAGCAAGGCGCAAACTTCTTACAGCATTAGCTCCTGATATGACAGCGCCAATGGTAGGCGCAGAAGGCAAGCCTTTACTGGGCGCAACGGACATGCAAGCCAAGCGAGACGCTTTAATTGCTCGTGGTATTACGCTAGGCATGACGCCAGGGCAAGCAGCAGAATATGCCGAAAAGAATCTTAGACCTGATACAGCAGCAACTAAAGAAGCTGGAAAGAAAATAGAAACATCACGTGCAAGAGGCGCAAACTTAGAAGAAATAGCTGCTACAGCTAGAGCTGGAATGGAAGGCGCTGGCATGACTGGCGGGCTGCTTGGTGGGCCAAGAGATTTAGCATCTAGGGCAGCAGCTATTGTAAGTCCAACTCAACAGGAAAAACAGGATTTTCAAAAGATTCTTGATAGCGTAAGACCTCGAATGGTGCAAATGTTGCGTTCGCCTGGCGCAGTATCAGACTTTGAAACCAAACTTCTTATGGGAGCTGGTCCTAGTTCTTCAAATACTCCAAGCGAAAACGCTAGGCTTATTGCTGGAATGGAAGCAATAGGCAAGATAGAGCAAGACTATGCTGACTTTTTAGAAAGCTATGTTCAGAGTAAGGGTAGCTCTGTTGGAGCCGATGCTATCTGGCGACAGTACAAGAGCGAGCAGGTATTCCCTGCGGGCGTTTACAATCCACAGCGACAAGACTGGGCCTCATGGATGACCGAACAAGGTGGCATGGCTGGTGCTAGTGCCGTTCCTGAGTCTGATAAGATGCAAAAACTAGAACAGTTGCAAGCCCAGTTAGCAGAATTGCGGCGTATGAGAGCGGAAGCAGGAAAGTAATGGATCCAATAGACGCACAAATAGCAGCGTTGGAAGCTGAGATAGCTAGAGAGCAAGCTGCATTGGCTACCCCTGCGCCTGTAGCGGCAGCAGAGCCTAGTGGCTATGGATTGCGTCAGCTTGCGTTTGATGTTCCTACTGGCGTTGCTAGGGCTGGTGCTGGATTAGCAGATGTATTGTCATACCCTGTAGTAAAGGGGCTAGAGTACGCTGGTGCTCCCGTAGAAACTTTTGGATTAAGCAAATTACTTAGTGCAGGAGCAGAAGCCGCAGCGCCTACTCTTGGCGTTAGACCAGAGACAGAAGCACAAGAGCTAATCAGCTTTCTTACTCCATCGCCTCTGTCTAAAGCTAAGTTGCTTGGTCAGGCTGGCACAGGATTGGCGGCGTACCTTGGCAGCGAAGCGGGGCAAGCGATTGCGCCAGAATCGCCTTATGCTGGATTGGTAGGAGCGTTAGCTGCTCCTGCCGCTGTTGGTGGTGCTGCTAAAGCTGCATCATCTATTGCTCCATCGCTAGAAGATGTTGGTATGGGGTTACAGCGTAAAGCTAGAGGCGCAAGGGCTTCTGATTATAAGCTAGCTAAAAACGCTATTATTGAAACAGTAGAAGGCGATACTACTACTCAGCTTAAAAAGAGCTTTGATAATCTTATTGAGAAAGGCACTCTTGGTAAAAGCATAGACCCTGAGTCTATGTATCCAAAGCTACAAGCCGCTAAAGAAGCAGCAGAAGATTCAATTCAATCTGTTCTAAAAGGAACAGAAGCTAAAGTAGGGCCAGTCCCTTCACCTTCGTTTGATAAAACGCTTGAGTATGTTTCTAAAAATATAGCAGCTAACGATGTTGATAAATACCTAAACGAAGTTATTAGCTTGCAAGATGCTTTGCGTCGAGAGGGCAAGGGAAGTCTTGTATACTTGAATCAGCAGAAAAAGATTATCGGTGAAAATTGGAAAAACTCACCTCAATCTGACCCTGGGTTTTGGCGTACTCTTTACAGGGATATGAAGGGGCATATTGAAAAGTATGCGCCTGAAGTTAAAGACCTTAACAAGCAAAAGCAGGACTTGATTGTAGTTAGTCCTATTATTGAGCGTGGATTTAAGGCTACTGGTGCTGATTATGACATCGGCAAAGTACAACAGTTGCTTAATACTACTGGCGGGGCAGGTCTTGCTGGTGGAGCTATTCTTGGTGCTGCTGCTGGTGATGTTAGCGCAGGTGTTTTAGGCGCTCTTACTTTGCGAGCTTTGTCTACTCCTAAAGGGCAAAACCTTGCTGGCAAACTTGCAACTAATTTAAGCAAAGCAATGCCTAAAGAAGTTGCCGCTGTTAGCCTTGGTGATTTGACTACTATCGCCGGCAAAGCTGCTCCAAAGGATTTACAACCTTCAGTAACGGAACCTGCTGCACTTCCTGAGATGGACATAGACGCTCAGATTGAAGCCGTTACAAGAGAAATAGAGGCGCTACGAGGCGAATCTGCACCAGCCCCAGAATCAGTTAAAGTAGGCAAGCAAAACATCAGCATTCCTACAGGCGAAGACTTTGCTCCGCCTAGTCTTGTTAAAGCTGTAATGAAAGTAGAGTCAGGCGGCAAGCAAGAAGCTGTTAGCCCTAAAGGTGCTACAGGGTTAATGCAGCTTATGCCAGGTACAGCTAAAGAGCTTGGCGTAGATCCTAAAGACCCGCAAGAGAACGTAGAGGGTGGCAGTAAGTATCTACAGCGGATGATTAACAAGTATGGCAGCAAGGAACTAGCACTAGCGGCATACAACTGGGGCCCAGGTAACATTGATAGAGCTATCAAAAAGGTAAAAGCCGCTGGTAAAAAAGTAACGTGGCAAAGTGTTCTTGATGAAGTTAAGGTTCCTAAAGAAACTAGGAACTATGTGTCAAAAGTCATTAGTTTAGAAGCATAGGAAATAATTATGCTGGCCTTAATAGGCAAGGAAGCTAAATCTTATGAACGTTTCTTAAAGCGTGTTTACGTTACTCCTACGCAATGTTGGCAAATGAAAGGATGGCATGACAAAGATGGCTATGCTCATTTTCATAAGTCTAAGCATAAAAGCAAAGCTCACCGCATTAGCTACGAATGGCACAAGGGCAAGATTTCTGACGGCTTAACTATAGACCATCTTTGCAAGAATAAGGGGTGCGTAAACCCTGACCATTTAGAAGCAGTAACAACAGAAGAAAACGCCAGCCGCCATAATGCTGAAGGGTACAAGAATTGGTGGAAACAATTATCTCCTGACAAAAAGCAGGAATACATTGATAATGTTTGCGTGAAAGGTTCGTTAAAAGCAGCGGCAATAAAAAAGGCTGCAACGCATTGTCGTCGTGGTCATGAATGGAAACCAGAGACAACCTACATTATTCCTAGTAATGGGTATCGTAGGTGCAACGTGTGTTTTTATTCGTCACCATCAATGATTAACAGAAATAAGAAAAAAGAGAGATAGTTATGTGCGCTTGGGCTGCGGGGTCTTACTCGAAAGGAAATAACGGTACAGGCGGTTGGGTTGGTGATGCCAGCCTTGGCATAGGCATAGAAGCTGGCCGCCATGATACTCAGGATAATGACTTTGCTACGGGCATTAATCAGTGCTTAAACAAAGATGGATCTAATGCTGCTACCGGCAATCTTAACCTTGGCGGCTTTAAATACACCAATGCTGCTGCTTCTACGGCTAGAACCGAATTAGCTCAAGTAGCCCAAGTACAGGATGGAGACTACATTTGGCTTGGTACTACTGGCGGCACTGCTACTGCACAAACTGCAAGCGCCTCTCCTGCTATTACAGCTTACAAAGCTGGGCAAAAATTTAGGATGAAGATTGGTAGCGGCTTGGGATCGACTGGTAGCGTTGCAACGGCTCACACATTAAACATTAACAGTGTTGGCGCAAAAAATATTGTAAACAACGAGGACGGTACCAATCCAACATTAGGAACATGGGTGGCGGGAGCCATTATGGAAGTAGTTTATGATGGGACGAATTTAGTTATTACAAACGAGCCGACTGGGTGGCAGACATGGACGCCAACGGTCACACCTTCAGCTGGAACCTCGTCAAGCGTGGTGACCAATGCTCGATTTCGCAAAAATGGAAAGCGTGTTGAAGTGCAATTTGATTTATCGTGGACGCAAAATACCGCTTCGGCTTTATACGCTCGTGTATCAATGCCAGTTAATTTGGATGGACTAAATCAAACTATGCCAGCATTGGTGCAACCAGCAGGAACGTCCCTGGCCGGATTAGTATTTGCACATTCCGCCAGTGAATTTCGATTTTATACCTATGACTCCACCACTCAATTTCTGACTGGCGCACTGCGAGCTATTTGGGCAAACGGATTTTACAGGAGCGTATAACAATGAATTGGCAGGATGTTTTAGCAGGAACATGGAACCCTGAAACGGCAACAAACGAGATGATACGGCAGTCGATTCGTGCGTGGCGAAACCGCCAACTAGCCGCATCAGACTGGACGCAACTTCCCGATGTTCCCGTTGATGCAACGGTATGGGCGACTTATCGCCAAGAACTTCGCGACATGATGCAACAGAATGACGATCCAAAACTAATTGTATTTCCTGAGCCACCACAATGAAGCTAAGGCTTGTTAGAGTGTCTGAATATAACGGCGCTACCTTGGGCGTGTTGTGCGTGAACGACATGCCTGAGTTTGTTACGTTAGAGGATGCTTGGCGAGCTAATGAACGTAAGATTAGCTGCATACCTGTAGGGCGGTATAAGGTTATGCCAAGGCAAAGCCCTAAGTTTGGTCGTACTTGGCAAGTTATGGATGTACCAGAGCGTGATCATATCTTGTTCCATGCTGGTAATACGCATAAAGATACGCATGGTTGCATCTTGCTTGGTATGCAGTTTGGAAGAATTGGAAGTGAGTCGGCTATCTTAGCTAGTAGGTCAGCGTTTAATCGCTTTATGGATCTAATGGCGGGTACTCCCGAAGCAGAGTTAGTAGTTATCGATGCTTACGGAGGGGGGCGTGTTCACTAATGACTGGCGACATTACAGAGTTACGTTACTGGATAGACTTAGCTATCAAGATGGCTATTGGCGTTCTCGTATCGATCATTGGATTAGATTATCGCAGCGTAAAAAACAGCTTACAGGAATTGCAGGAGAACAAGTACCGAACCAGTGTAGAGGTGCAAGTAATTCAAGCGGAGCTAATTAACATAAAAACTAGGCTTGATAGGATAGAAACCAAGCTAGATAAGGTGCTGGCAAAATGAAAGTCCTGTTGGTGCTGTTAGCACTAATGGGTGTAGTAGAAGCTCAAGCGCCTAGCTTGTTGGGGGTATGTCACCCTGAATTTAATTGTAAGGGCGTTGAAGAGCTGTATAAGGGGCAGGATAAGCTAATTCTTAGCTGGCTAGAGAATACTTTTGGCACTCGATGCAAATGCTTAGAGCCTCTGTTAAATGATGCTAGACCAAAGGTAATTAGGGCTCACCTTATACAAAGCCCCTGCATGAGAAACAAGCGCTGCGGGCGTTATGAGGCGTTATGGGGCTATACAGCGGCATCAGCTAGTAGGGCGGCGTTAAAGCCAAAAAGCAGGTTACGAAAAAGGTTTGCGGTAATACTAAAACGATTTAGGCGACGAATAGAAGGGAAGGATCTTACCTGTTACGTTAGCCCATGTTTGGAGTGCGACCTTTATGAACCAGCTAGAAGAGAACTTGCCAATCTTGTATCTGCTGCTTTGCCTACTTGTAACATTGTGGACAATCCATACCGGAGACGCTGTTTGTCAGGATATACCTGTGAAAAACATGGAGTTAATCCAAGTTTACTTGCCCCGTGTATAGTGGATTTGGATGGGATAGACGGGACTACGGTTGATATGAAGGCTTGGGTTGCCAAGTATCAGCACTGCGACTTACAATTCTATTGGGAATACTGGATGAACTGCATTAGGGGCGAGTTTATAGACCCTAGAAAGCGAGATTGTAGGTATCCCTTGTCTACGTTTAGTTACACTCGTGAGTTATTATGCCAATACTACTCTCCATCGTCCGACATCTGCTCACTTTAGCTGCTGGTAGTTTGCTCACCATTGGCGTTACTGAAGATCAGGCAGACGGTCTAGTAAAAGCTGTTGAACCTGTAGTTGCTGGTGCTGTGCTTTACGGCGCTACCCAGGTTTGGTCAGTAGTTGATAAGAAGAAGCGCTAAAAGCTGCTACTTCTAAAGCTGCGATGCTTTTCTTTTGGCGCGTAGTTACTTATGCGCTTGCGTATCTTTTTTACAGCATCTTCTCGATCTAGCAGCATTGAGCAGATATAGACCAAATTGTATGGCTTGGGCTCATTACAAAAAAAGAAGCTATAAAGATCAGCTTTGAAGTAAGGAGTTAGTTCTTGAGCTGGCGTGCAGTAGTCTGCAATAGCTCTATCAATAACAGCTAGCCACAGTATGTGTTCTGGCGTTGCAGGAAAGTCTATATCTTCTGCAACAATATCTTCTTTCATTTAATTAGTTTTAGAAAGTCTTCAATATACATTGTAACTAACCAGGGGCGGTTGTTCTTGCGGTGACATACTATAGGAGTTTTATCTCCACAATCTCTAGTAGCTTGGTCTATAGCCTTGTCTACGTTGAGTGCAGCAACCATCTTGCACTCAATATGATATGATGCCAGTTCTTCGCAAACGACGTCAGCATCCCCATTAGCGCCGCTATATTGCTGTCCACGCCTGGCAGTGAAACCACGTTCTTTTAACTTATTGGCTAGCTCACGCTCTGCTCTAGCCCCTTTAGCCCTAGAATTTACCATTTAGAATCTCTCATTAGCTAAGTTCTGGAACTCTTGTAGAAACTTAGCCTCTCTTGGCGGATTGGCACTGAATCGCTTGATTACGTCACGATAAAGGTCTTGAGGCGTACGGCAAACAATCAACTCAGAGTCTTTACCTCCATGCATTGTAACTAAGAACTTACGGCGGCGGTAGTATTTTTCGCTTAGTTCGTCTGAGACTGCTGCTACGATGTGATCTCTAAACGGTTGCTTAACGTGCTTGATTGCTGACCAAAAGCGGCGGAGCGCCTGCCTATCATCAAACTCGTGGTTAAGGTTACAGGGGTGATACTCTACGAATACGCCGTTTATCATAAAATCACAAGTTTTGTTGTGACCTATAGGAACTTGGAAAGTAGCGCCAGTCTTTAGCTCAAAATCGCCTATGTAGCGTTCTAATAGGATGCCAGCAGCATACTCTGCATGAGATGCAAAGGTAATAGGGCGGTCTGGGATGGAAGGTAGGGTGCGCCTATCCCGCATGAGGATAGTGTAGCGGATACTAGCTACTCAGCAAGTTAGTAATAGGTTTTGTCATTGTTAGCTACTGACCAGCGGTTGCAATCCTCTGCGCTCCAGATTGTATCGAGAGTAGTATACCCTTTTGATGCTGCATCTGGAGTATTGCCAATGAAAAAGGCGTCCTTAAAAACAACTCTGTTGGTAGGCAGAGCTGCGACTTGTCCGTTATCAAGCAGAATGACGTGGGCGCATTTGTTTTGGTCGGGCTGGAGCAGGAAAGCAGACTCAGATTCAGAATCAGGCAGCCAGTCAATCGTAAACCAGTATGTGCCCGATACTTTGGTCTTGTCTTTAAGCAGTGCGTCACATTGGTAGCCTTTGAGTATATCAAAGGTGGTTACTACGGGGCGGTAACTGAAACAATCCCATAGTTGAAGAAGTTCCAGAGAGAACTCAGCAGGGTCGCTAGCATCAGGATCGTGCCAAAGCCAATGAAGAGGGATATGACGAAAGTGAGCACCTGATTCGAGTAAGACATGGAACTGTAGCGCTCTTGCTTTGTATGATTGTATTGCGATTGCGTAACCATGTTCAAAACCTTCTTTACCGTTTAAGTTTTTAGCTTCTATCCAGACTTTAAGCGGGGGTATATCTGCGTTCATTTATAGTTATTTCTCTTTCCATTCAGCACAAGTAGTTTCTTCTTTGCGGCCTCCACCAAGCGGCACGAGAACAACTCCAACTTTTACATATACAGGAGATTTTTCAGTAACCTTAGTTTCATATCGAGCACATTCGTGAGTAAGGCAAAATGCTATTACGATACAAACTACACTTCCAATCATCAAGCTCATGATCCAAAGAATGCCACCTTCAAATGCAAGCCAGTCTAAAAATGAGTCAATCATTTATTTTGCTTTGAATATTCAATGCGAGTTTCCATTGGTGTCCAGTGAGTAACTTCACTTCCTTTATAAAGTGTCCACACTCCATTTTTCAGTATTGATAAATGAACACATTCTTTATCTTTACCAATCACATAAACTGGTTTGCCTTCTTCAGGCAGCTCTTTTGTTACATCAATCCAACTCATTCTTCCTCCTTCGGCGGCTCAGGCAGTTCCTGCCAATGCGTATATGTGTTGTTTTCTAAGCGTCCGTTCCAGTCAGGCGCAATCGAGTCAACTACTATTGGACTGTAAAGAGTTGGATTGTACCAAAGAACACGCTTGTCCTTTTCTGGTAGTTTTTCTTCAACCGATATCCAGTCGTTGCGAGCAATTAATCCTCGCTCGTAACCTCGCTTGTATCCATCTGCGTTAGCTTGGCAAATATGATTTTCTATTTCGTGCTTCTTAAACGCAGGACGCTCCAGTCTCAACTGATTTAGTTTCTCTTGATACTCTGCTGCTGCTGCGTTGTAGCCAGCATTATAGCCATCTACAAATGTTTCAGGATGAGCATCCCAATATTTTTTACAATACTCTTCTGCCAACTCTTCAGATGTTTTCATTTGCAACCTCCTATTATTAAGCCAAATCCAAATGTAAGCGCACAAAACAACCCAGTAATTATATAAGAAGGATTAGGGCTCCATTGAAACATTTCAACAGTTTTGTTTAGTTCTTCTTTAGTCATTAATCTTCCACATGCAAACCCTACTTCATATGCTTCTTTTGCCATCTCTTCAGGTGTCTTACTCATCTTAAACTGCCTAATCCTAGTCCAAGTATTAAAAGAATTATATTTTTAAACATTTTGTCATTTTTACAAGCAGAAACTCCATCTTCAAATCCTATAATCCAACCAGCAAAAAGCGGATGAATTGGATCAAACCCAACATGGTCAATGCTAGATTGTCGCTGCCGCAACCATTGATCGTAAGCTGCCTCCATTAAAACTGCTTTCTCTTCAAGTGTCTTGCTCATAACTCTCTACATTTTACACTCATTTCTAAATCGGTTGGATCAAGCAACGCATCTTGAGGCACAAAGTAGGCTGGGTGCTGTGCATTATCGCGCCAGTATTGCTTTTGTTTTGCTCTATCGCCAGGTAACCATCCTTTTATCATGTAATTTGGATAGCCCCCTACCACTAGCACAAAAACTGCATCGTCCTTGTCTTTTTGATATATCACCAAACACCCGTTTTCGTGTCGAGTGTGGCGCACTTGATACTTTCCTACATCGCCCTCTAAAACGGTTGGATCGTTAGCCAGCGCGTGCCAGTAACGACCCAACCATTTAGCTACAACCATTTCAGCACCAGCAGCCTCAATATCCGTGTCCCAGACAGCGTTTGGCGCAAACAGTCCCTTGCGTGTTTTTTTGATTGCGTCAAGTCGGCGCATCATACCAGCGCAACCAGCCTGGTACATTTCTATCGCAGATAATGGAATGTTAATGCTATACATGATTAAAAGGGCAGATCATCAATATCAATATCTTCGTGCTTTGCGGCGCTCTTTTTACTGCTCAAACCGCCCGATGCTATGTGTTCCTCGTTGTGTTCTGCTCTGTTGCTTGCGTATTTTACCGCTTCTTGAAGCAGCTCGATCAACTTTTCGCACTCTTCTTTATAGAGGTATTTAGTCTCTACATATTCGCCCGACTGTTTATTCTTGTACGTCTTGCGGATAGTAAAGCTGTAGCCACCGTTCTTAGCGTTCCACACTGCAACATCAATTCCTTTATCTCTAAAGTTTTGCACTGGTTTATTCATACTTTTCCTTAGTTTAGTTACTACCTTATCAATTACATTGTTTATCTTTACTGCATCGCCTTTTTTCTGATATCCTGGAGGTATCATATATTCCGGCCCCGTTGATTAGTTGTTTAATCTTCGGGGCTTTTTATTTCCCTAATGATATCCAGCGCCCAGCGCAAACCATCTGCTTGCCCTAGCTCATACTCTGACAGC